CACCGTACTTGATGTTTTTGGCGGCTCCAGCTCTACCCTGATCGCCTGCGAAAAAACAGGCCGATGTGCCCGCCTGATGGAGTTGGACCCAAAGTACGTGGACGTCATCGTTCGCCGCTGGCAGGAATTTACGGGGCACCAAGCCACACACGAGGCCACAGGCGCGACGTTTTCCGAGGTTGATGCTGATAGTACGCTGGCGATTGCCGAGGCCGCGTAATGGCCGCAATGACAAGAGGCGAGCGCGTCATTGCGTTCGTGCAGATGTATTGCCTTACGCCGTCTGGGGCAAAAGTAGGCCATCCGCTAAAGCTGATGTCATTCCAGCGGCGTTTTATCACAGATATTTACGACAACCCGGCAGGCACCAGGCGCGCATTCCTCTCTGTCGGAAGGAAGAACGGTAAAAGTGCCCTCATTTCCTGCCTTGTGCTGGCGCACCTTGTCGGGCCAGAGGCGAAGCGCAACAGCCAGATCATAAGCGGGGCCATGAGCCGGGAGCAGGCAGCCATTGTTTACGATCTAGCCTCAAAGATGGTGGCCTTGTCGCCGGCACTTCGGGCGATTGTGCGAGAGGTGCCCAGCTCAAAGAAGCTGATCGGCATCAATATGAATACTGAGTACCGGGCGATAAGCGCAGAGGGCAAGACGGCTCACGGTTTGAGTCCGATTCTGGCGATTTTGGATGAAGTGGGCCAGGTACGCGGGCCGCAGTCCGATTTTGTTGACGCAATAACAACCTCCCAGGGTGCCCACGATGCGCCCTTATTGATAGTGATTTCGACGCAAGCGCCGAATGACAATGATCTGCTGTCAATCTGGCTCGATGATGCCAAAAACAGCAAGGACAAACGCATCGTTTCGCACGTCTATGAGGGTGCAAAGGACTGCGATTTGATGGATAAGGACGCATGGAAAGCAGCAAACCCGGCAATGGGCAAGTTTAGAAGCCTTGCTGACGTGAAGGAACAGGCTGAACGCGCAGGCCGGATGCCCAGCAGCGAGCCTACGTTTCGTAACCTGGTATTGAATCAAAGAATTGAGATGATGGCCCCATTTATCAGCCGTGGCGTGTGGATACTGAACAGCATGGAGCCGGATGACACCGTGTTTTTTGAAGAGCCGGTTTACGTTGGCCTTGACCTGTCAGCAAAGACCGACTTGACTGCAATGGTAATGATTGCCTACCGCGAGAAGTGGCACGTCAAGGCATATTTTTGGACGCCGGCCAAGGGATTGCGAGACCGAGCCAAGCGCGACCGCGCGCCATATGACGTGTGGGAATCGCAGGGCTTGATCCGTGCGATACCCGGCGCGGCGGTGGATTACGAGGCGGTAGCTAAGGACATTTGCGACATATTGCAAGACTGCGATGTGCAGGCCATAGCCTTTGACCGCTGGCGCTTTGATCTGTTGAAAAAAGAACTTGACGAACTGGGGGCTGATTGGCCTCTTTTACCTTTTGGGCAGGGCTTTAAGGACATGGCACCCGCTATCGACTCACTGGAGGAACTGCTCTTGAATGAACAACTCGCCCATGGTGGAAACCCGGTGCTGACGATGTGCATGGCAAACGCCCGCATTGAAAAGGACGCAGCAGGCAACCGCAAGATGAACAAGGCAAAGGCTACCGGTCGCATTGACGGCGCTGTCGCGTTGGCGATGGCGGTCGGCGTGTGCAAGATGGCAGAAACACAGGAAAACCTAGATGATTTCATTAACTCACCAATTTACGGCTAATCGTGGCTAGTTTCTGGTCACGGTTTGGCTTCGGCGCAGCGCTGGCGGATCATCCCGGACAACAAAATCCCGTCCCCGGGGTTGCGCTCGTTTCCGAAACTGCAAATATCGGGCCGGACGCCGCATTGCAGATCAGTACCGTGTGGGCCTGCATAGATCGTCGAGCCACCACGATAGCGAGCCTGCCGTGCTTTGCTTATTTGCAAAAAGACGGGCAAAAAGAATTGATGCGCACAGGCCGGTTGCATCAGTTGCTTCACGAATCGCCAAATTCGCGCATGACGCCGTTTGAATTCTGGCGTGCAATGATGATGAATTACGATTTGCGCGGTAACGGGTACGCCCGGATTGAACGCGACAAGGCTGGCGAGGCTGTTGCAATGTGGCCCATGCCTTCAGATCAGGTCGAGGTTAAGGTCCTGGATAACGGCGCGATGGTGTACCTCTACACATTGGGCGCGAATGTGGCTGTTTTTTCGGCTGAAAACGTCCTCCACCTGAAAAACCTGGGTAACGGCACGGTCGGCCTGGCAAAGCTCGAATTTATGCGCGCGACGACAGACGAATCGGCCAAAGCGCAGGGTCACGCGAGTAAATTGTTTGGCGCTGGCGGTAAGCCGACTGGCGTGCTGATGCTGGACAAGGTGTTGTCAAAAGAGCAGCGCACGGCCCTGCAAACCAAATTTGCAGGCATGGCCGAGGGCAACCCGAGCCGTTTGTATGTGCTTGAGGCAAGTATGAAGTACCAGCAGCTCAGCATCACGCCGGAAGATCAGCAGTTGCTTGAAACACGCCAGTTTACGGTCGAGGAAATATGCCGTTGGTTTGACGTTCCGCCTGTCATGGTTGGTCATTCTGGCGTGACTGCGTGGGGATCAGGTATTGAGCAAATCGTTCAGGGTTGGCACACGCTCAGTCTGCGGCCTATGCTGGTAAATATCGAACAAGCACTCAGAAAACGGGTAATGACGCCACAGCAAAGGGCAACAATGACGGTCGAAATAAGTTTTGATGCCCTGTTGCGCGGCAACCCGACACAAAGGGCAGAAATGTATAGCAAAGGCGCTCAAAACGGGTGGCTTTCGCGGGCAGAGATACGGCAACTTGAAGGCTGGCCAGCTATGCCAGACACCGATTCGCTGACGATTCAAAGCAACCTTATCAAATTAAGCGACGTAGGGAAACAGATTTCCAGTGGCGGCAGCGGCAGCGTTATAGCGCAATAAAGGGATAAATCATGTTGATCCACAAAACATTAAAACTTGATGATGTTTCGCTCAAGATGGAGGGCGACAGCGGCAAGTTTTCGGGCTATGCCAGCGTATTTGGTGGCGTCGATTCTTACGGAGACACCATTGTTAAGGGCGCATTTTCCGACACGCTGAAGAAAGCGCAGCCAAAAATGTTCTTTAATCATTCATGGGACATGCCAATCGGAAAATGGACGCTCGCCAAAGAGGACGCAACCGGGCTATTTGTCGAGGGCGAACTGACTCCCGGACTTGCTTTGGCTGCTGACGTACGCGCAGCAATGAAGCACGGCACGCTCGATGGATTGTCTATCGGTGGTTTCCTGAATAAAGGCGACTACGAAGAACACGACACAGGCCGGATCATCACGAAATGGTCGAAACTGGCTGAAGTCTCACCGGTTGTCTTTCCTGCCGATGGTGCAGCGCGGATTGATCTATCCAGCGTCAAGGCATCGCTAGAAGTCATCGAGCAAATCGAATCGTTAAGAGAATTTGAGTCTTTCCTGCGGGATGCGGGTGGATTCGGAAAAGGTGCGGCACAAGCGTTGACCGCACGCGCCAAAGAGTTGTTCAACCTGCGGGATGCGGGCGAGGGCGACAAAGAAGCGAGAGAAATGGCTGTAATTTTGGCAAGACTGCAAAAGATCAGCGCATAAAGCACGCAAACCCCGCAACCAGCCACCTTTTCAGGTGGTTTTTTCGTCTAAAAGGAACCCAAAATGTCTGAAGAAATCCTCAAAGCCCTCGATCAAGTCGAGGAAAAACTGGCCGCAATGTCTACCAAGGCAGACGGCGAATTTTTGACCATTGGCAAAACAAGCGCCGACACCAAAACCGCACTGGATGCCATCGGCGTCGAGCAACGCGTGCTGGCAGATCGCCTGTTGGCAGTCGAGCAAAAATCAACTGAACAGCCAGAAACCAAAGATGTGAGTTCGTGGGGCGAGCAGTTCATCAAGAACGCACGTTACGCCGACTTTGCCGGTGGCAATCTGAACAAACTGCGCGTCGAGGTTAAGAACACACTGGTTGGCTCTGATACCAACGTTGCGCCAGATCGCAAGCCCGGAATTGTCGGAGGTGCTGTCCTGCCGTTCTCGATGGAGGCCCTGCTGCCAAGCACCACGACCAGCAGCAATGCCATTGAGTACACGCGCGAGGCATCGTTTACCAATTCTGCGGCGGAAGTTGCAGAGGGTGGCATCAAGGCTGAATCGGCGCTTACGTGGTCACTGGTCAACATGCCAGTGTCTACCATCGCGCATTGGATCAAAATCAGTAAGCAACTCGCTGCTGACGCGCCCGCCCTGGCCGCTTACGTCAACACACGCATGCGCTACGGTGTAGATCGCCGCGTTGATACACAGTTGGTTGTTGGCGACGGCGTAGCGCCAAATATTTCTGGCACCTATGATGTCGGCAATTTCACGTTGCATGGATATTTGTCCGGCGTGTTGGGAACCGTCCTTCCGAAGTTGGTACTGATCCGCAAGGTGATGGCTGATTTGTACGCGGCTGGTTATCCGGCTGATGCAATCGTGCTGAACCCAGCCGATTGGGCGACGATTGAAATTGAGCTTCTCACGACTGCGGCAACGCAAGTGCGGGTTAGCGTCAATGCTGCTGGCCAACAAACCTTGTTTGGCCTGCCGGTCATCCAGTCTATCGGCATGGCTGTCGATACTTTCCAAGTGGGCCGTTTCAGCGAGGCTTACATGGTCTACAACCGCGAAGGCGTAGTCGTGGAGATGTCTGACTCTGACAGCGACAACTTCACCAAGAACCTGATTACGCTGCGGGCAGAGCGCCGCCTGGCGCTGGCGACTGAGAAGCCCGCTGCCGTTCGCGGTGGCGACCTCACTCCGCCTGCCGTCTAAGCGTAGTTAGTCAACCCAAAAGGCCCGCTCAAAAGGTGGGCCTTTTCCATTGGAGAAACTATGCAAGTGCAAATCAAAT